AGGGTTCAAGATAAATAATATCTCATAGTATTCTAGGTTATGAGTTATGAGAACCCCTGGATTTTTAATGGACACCCTTTTCTATCTGAGGACATTGACGACAATTTCGGTTTTGTCTATAGGATTACAAATCTACAATCAGGTAGACAATACATTGGTAGAAAATACTTCTGGTCATTCAGAAAGCCTAGAGGTAAATCTAGGAAGGTTAAGTCTGAAAGCGACTGGAAGAAATACTACGGAAGCTCTGATGAACTTAATACAGAAAGAAAATCACTGGGGAACCAGTTCTTCAAACGTGAAATATTAAGTCTACATAAAACTAAAGGCAAAACAAATTTTGAGGAAACTAAACAATTATTCTTAAATAATGTCTTAACTGAATCACTTGACACTGGAGTGCCTGCATACTATAATAGTAATATCCTTTCAAGGTACTTCAGGAAAGACTACTATGAGTTCAACTCTTCAGACAGCCTGTAGCAAAGTTATTGACGAAGCTATAGATAGAATGCATGAGTTAGTTGCTGAAAATAGAGCAACTGATGCCATAGCAGTCTATGAAGAAATTAAAGATTGGTTAGTGCAAAAAGAAGATCTTGATGTTCTTTCTTTGATTCATCTTGAAGAGTATGAATAAATATCAATTTTCATAATCAATAATTTATGGAGTGGTTTAATAGCATGATCTCTGCTTTTTTGAGTTTGTTTTCTATTGGTGTACAAGAACCTCCAGTTGCACCTCCCCCAGTTCCCATTGAAGTACAACCCTTCAGAGCAACTTGGAAATGTCCTGGTTGTACACCTAATGAACAATATGTCCTTGAACAACTTCAAGAAAAAACAAAAATTTCAGATCGTAATGCACTTGCAACGATCATGGGTAATATTCAACAGGAAAGCAAGTTCATTCCCAACATATGCGAGGGAGGGGCTAGAGTTCCTTACCAGTCTTGCCATAGTGGGGGTTATGGTCTTATTCAATGGACTACAGTAAGTCGCTATGAAAATCTTGGCAAGTTTGGTAAAAAGTATGGATGTGATCCAAGCACTCTAGAGTGCCAGACAAACTATATGATTAATGAATATACTTTTGTAAAAGTTCTACCTGAATTTGAAGGTAGAGGATACACCATCTCACAATATATGAGACCTGCCTATCGTTGGTTAGGTTGGGGAATTAAAGGCAATCGTGAAGTATATGCTCATCAGTATTATAGTCAATTAACTTTTGGTTGACATTTAAACATGTGAGGACTATAATTCTCACATACCTGCGAGTATGGTGTAGTGGTAACATCTGAGCCTTCCAAGCTCCAGTCACGGGTTCGAGTCCCGTTACTCGCTTTATTTTTTACATTACACATAGAACAATGTCAATAGCAATCATATGTAAGAATTGCAACACCTTGTTGTATTCTAGTCCAACCAGAACAAAATGTTGTGGTTGTGATAATTTAACTACCATCAGAGGAGAAACAATTTCTGCAAAAGACTTGACATTAGTGGAGATTGTTAGTAATATAGTAGACAAGGAAACCAAGTCAATTCTAAGCAAAGATGATCTTGCTTTCCAAGAGTCTAGAAAAAATCGTAAATTCAAAAAACTGGAGTTTGACATTAAATGACCTGGGTAACACCAAATCTTTCTAAAGGTGATATTGAAATCCTAACAATTGCTTTGGATGAATATCTTTATGAACATGCAGATGGTGGTTCTGAATCCACTAGAATGGAAAGACTTTTGGCTAAGTTAGATCAACACCTAAAAGATCATTAGATTAAATATAATAAACCTATTTAAAAAATCAAATGGACGACCACACTTATAGTAATTGGGTCAAAGTTAAAGAAACATTTGAAGCATCAGGTAATACAGATAACATATTTTATCAAAGAGCTTGTACTATAGTACAAACTAAAAAAGACCCACTGGAGAATTACTTAAATGGAGTCCAAGAAGATTGAAGATTTAGAAAGTTATACAATTGAAGAGTGGGAAGAAAATTTTGATGAATTCATTGATAGAGTTGAGCAAGGAGAAACACTCATGATTACAAGTGATAATGGGAATGCAGTTATGATGCCAGTAGACGATGAACTTATACGAATATATTCTGAACATGATGAAGCTTCGTAAATTCATTGTCATGGGACTGTTGCTTATTGGTTAAAGCCCACTGCTTATAACGGTGTGAACAGAGTTCAATTCTCTGCAGTCCTACTTGCTCCTTTAGCAATCTGGTGAATGCAGCGAACTCATAATTCGCCTGAGGTGAGTTCGATCCTCACAAGGAGCATAGTCCTGGGATGACTTTAAAAGCACCCTGGTCGGGATGGTCTTTAGACCCCTGGGTTTCTTAGTTCCTACAAACTAAGTGGTGGAGTCAATATGACCCCATGGTTTCTTGCTTCCTAAAAGCAAGTGGTGCGGATGGAGTTAACTCCCGCCTGGTTTCCAATTTCCAGAAAAAGAGTTGGTGGCGAGCCTGCATACCTACATGGGAGAGAGAGGTTGCATAAACCTCTCTTTTTTTGTATAATTTTATAAAATACTATTTTTGAATGAGAGCATTAATTACTGGTATCACTGGACAAGATGGTTCTTACCTTGCAGAACTGTTACTTGAAAAAGGATATGAAGTGCATGGTATTGTTCGTAGATCTTCCTTGATCAATACACATAGAATTGATCATATCTATAAACAACTTCATCTTCATTATGGTGATCTAACTGATTCTACAAATATTGTTAGTGTCATTAAAAAAGTACAACCTGATGAGATCTATAATCTTGGTGCACAAAGTCATGTAAAGGTGTCTTTTGAGCTGCCTGAATATACTGGACAAACTGACGCTCTAGGAACTCTTCGTGTTCTTGAAGCAGTCAGACTTTTAGGTATGGAGAATAGTGTTCGTATCTATCAAGCATCTACAAGTGAACTGTATGGTCTAGTTCAGGAAGTTCCACAAAAAGAAACTACACCATTCTATCCAAGGTCTCCTTATGGGGTTGCTAAACTCTATGGTTATTGGATTGTCAAAAACTATCGTGAATCCTATGGGATGCACGCTAGTTCTGGTATTCTTTTTAACCATGAATCTCCTAGAAGGGGTGAAACTTTTGTTACTAGGAAGATCACTAGAGGTCTTTCTAGAGTTACTTGTGGGTTTGAGGATTGTATCTATCTTGGCAACCTAAATGCAAAACGTGATTGGGGACATGCTAAGGATTATGCCAGAGCAATGTGGTTAATGCTCCAGCAGGATGAACCTGATGACTATGTAATTGCTACAGGTAAACAATATTCAGTCAGAGAATTTGTAGAAAAGTCTGCTGGTTATTTTGGTATGGATATTGAGTGGCAAGGTGAGGGTATTCAAGAGATTGGGATTGACAAAAATACTGGAAGAACAGTTGTAAAAGTCAATGCTAAATATTTTAGACCTGCAGAAGTAGAAACTCTGCTGGGAGATCCTACCAAGGCAAAAGAAAAACTTGGTTGGGAACCTGAGATTACATTTGATGAATTGATTGAGGACATGTGCATTTATGGACAGTGATTCTAGAATTTTAGTTGCTGGTGCCAATGGAATGGTTGGCAGAGCAATTGTAAGAAATTTAAAGAGCAAAGGATATACAAACATTATTGAAGCAACCAGAGAGATGGTTGATTTTCGTTTACAGAATGACGTTGCATTCTTTGTTGATAGTGTTCGTCCAGAGTATGTGTTTGTTGCTGCTGCCAAAGTTGGTGGCATCATGGCAAATAAGACCAAGAAAGCAGAATTTCTGTTTGATAATCTGATGATTCAGAATAATATTATTCATTCTGCACATAAGTGGGGAGCAAAAAAACTCCTATTTCTTGGTTCTTCTTGCATCTATCCAAAGATGTGTGAGCAACCTATCAAAGAAGAATATCTTTTGACAGGTCCTCTTGAACCAACTAATGATGCTTATGCAATTGCAAAAATTGCTGGCATTAAAATGTGTCAATCATATAGAGAGCAGTATGGTTTTGATGCCATATCATTGATGCCAACTAATCTCTATGGTCCTTATGATAATTTTGATTTAGAGTCTTCTCATGTTCTTCCTGCAATGATTAGGAAGTTTGATTATGCAACTACAGAAGGATATACTATAGATATGGGTGGTCCTTGGTGGCCAGATGTAACTCTTTGGGGAGATGGATCTCCAATGAGAGAGTTTCTACATGTAGACGATCTTGCAGAAGCATGTTATGTTGCTATGCAAAAGTATAGTGAACCAGAACCACTTAATGTTGGCACTGGAACTGATGTAACTATTAAAGAGTTAGCAGAAACTATTGCTAGGGTTGTTGGGTTTCCTGGATTTATTAACTGGGATACTGAAAAACCAAATGGAACTCCAAGAAAACTTTTGGATGTTAGTAGAATTAAATCTCTTGGATGGGAACCAAAAATTAGTTTAAAAGAGGGTATTCAATCAACTTATAGGTGGTATAAAGAATGGTCAAATTAGTAATCTTTGATTTAGATGGTGTTCTTATTGACAGTAAAGACTATCACTATGAGGCACTGAACCAAGCACTTGGTGAGGAGTATGCTATCAGTAGGGAAGATCATGTAAGCATCTATGATGGTCTGCCCACCAAGGCAAAACTAGAACTTCTTACCAAGAATAAAGGTCTTCCTGTAGATCAGTATGATAAGATCTGGATGGACAAGCAAGAAGCAACTCTTAAGATCTTTAATGATTGTGTGGCAAAGGACTATGAGTTGATGGGATACTTTCAGCAACTTGTAGATGCTGGTTATAAGATTGCTGTTGCATCAAATTCTATTAGAAATACTGTTAAAATTATTTTATTAAGATTAGGAGTATTGGAGTTTGTGGACATGTATGTGTCCAATGAAGATGTAGTTAGGAACAAACCATTCCCAGCAATGTACTGGAAGTGTATGACTGCACTGGGTGCCCTTCCAGCAGACACAGTAATTATTGAAGATAGTCACATTGGTAGACAAGGTGCATTAGATAGTAAAGCACATCTTGTTCCTGTAGAGAATAGAAAGGATTTGAATCAAACAAAGATTGATAGAATCAAAAAAATCCTAAATGGTACAAAGAAAAAAGTTGCATGGGAGAGTAAGACTATGAATGTATTGATTCCTATGGCAGGTGCTGGTAGCAGATTTGCTAGTCAGGGGTATACTTTCCCCAAACCACTTATTGAAGTCAAAGGTAAACCTATGATTCAAGTGGTTGTTGAAAACCTAAATATCAAAGCCAATTATACCTTTATCGTACAGAGAGAACACTATGACAAGTATAACCTTAATTACTTGCTCCCTCTTATTGCTCCTGGGTGCAACATTGTACAAGTTGAAAGCCTCACAGAAGGTGCAGCTTGTACCACTTTACTTGCGAAAGAATTCATAGACAATGATGAACCATTGGTAATGGCAAACTCTGATCAGTTTGTAGAGTGGGACAGCAATGAAACACTCTACGCTTTTCAGAATGATGGAATTGATGGTGGTATCATCACTTTCCCTGCAACTCATCCAAAATGGTCCTATGCTAAGTTGGGTGAAGATGGATATGTTTCTGAGGTTGCTGAGAAGAAACCTATTTCAGAACATGCAACTGTTGGAATCTATTACTGGAAGAAGGGTTCTGACTATGTAAAATATGCAGAACAAATGATTGAGAAAAACATTAGAGTCAATAATGAGTTCTATGTTTGTCCTGTATTCAATGAAGCAATTGGAGATGGGAAGAAGATTAGAATCAAGGATATTGACAAAGATGGTATGTGGGGAATTGGAACTCCAGAAGATCTTAATTACTTCTTGGAACATTACAAAGGAGAAGTCTGATGAAACTCATTGCTCATAGGGGCAACATTGATGGTTCAGATCCATCAAAAGAAAATAATCCAGAATACATTGAGCAGGCAATTAATGCAGGTTACGATGTAGAGATTGATATTAGATTAAGTGTAGTTGATGAAACTCTATATCTTGGTCATGATGAACCAACTTATCCAGTAACTTGGTATTGGTTAGCATCTCTTAGGGAAAATCTATGGATTCATTGTAAAAATATTGAAGCACTATATCATTTTACTCATGGTACAAGTGGATTTAATTTCTTCTGGCATCAAGATGATGACTTTACTTTGACTAGTAAAAATTATATTTGGACTTATCCTGGAAAGACATATACAAAAGATTCTGTAATTGTCATGCCTGAATGGAGTAGAGACCTGGATGAATTTGTTGACTTGAGAGCATATGACTGCTATGGTATATGCAGTGACTATGTTGGATTTTTAGTATGAAGTTTACTTTTGGTATTATCACTGCTGGAACTTCAGATGATCTTCTTAATCAAGTAATTGACAGTATTGAAAATCAAAACATACCAGAGTATCAAATTCTTATAGTTGGTAATAGTCAGGTCTCTAGAAAAAATACTTTCATCATTCCTTTTGATGAAAGTATCAGACCAGGGTGGATTACTAGAAAGAAAAATATTGTTACTACAAATGCCAGGTATGATAACATAGTATACACACATGATTATGTTGTGTTTGAAGATGATTGGTATGAAGGATTTTTAAAGTTTGGAGAAGACTTTAAAATCTGTATGAATAAATTTGTCAATCCAGATTATTCTAGATTTAGAGATTGGGTTATTTGGCCTCATAATGAAAACTTTATGGATTCTATTGTTCTACCTAGTAGAGAATGTTTGATTCCATATGACATGACTCATCTATCTAAGTATCAGTATATCTCTGGAACTTACTGGGTTGCAAAGAGAGATGTGATGATGGAATACCCTTTAGATGAAAACCTACTTCATTGTCAAGGTGAAGATGTGGTTTGGTCAAAGCAAGTAAGATATAAGTATGACTTTTCTATGAATCCTTATTCAACTGTCAGATCTTTGAAATTTAAAGATCCAGCATTCAATGTTGCAGGAGAAGAAACAATTCAAAAACTTAGGATGGTGCAATGAAAAAAGTTGCTGTCATAATGCTAGGTGGTGCAAAGCAGGGTGAACTGTTTTGGCCATCTTATTTTAATTGTTGGGCAGGATACAATCATGATCTAATTCTAGTTCATAGGGATTACTTAGGAGTGCCTACTAACTTGGAGAATAAGTTAGGTAGAATGATTATCCATAATAAGATTGTGAATGGGGAGGATATTCCTCATAGGGCATTTGGTGCATACAGACATTTCTTTTACAAGTATGAATATCAATATGATTACTTTGTTTTCATATCTGATGATGTAGTTCTTAAGAGGGATAATTGGTTAAAGGATATTATTGATACACTAGAAATTCATCCAAAGATTGGATTTGGTGCAAGTCAAATCTTTAATGGACATAAAAGATATCCTCATGAGAGTCACATTAGAGCACCATTTTGGTTTGCTAAAGCAGAAGTTTTAAGAAAGATTGTCTGGCACTTTACAGATGATCATGATGGTGAGATGAAAATAGGAGATCAATGTACTAAAGCTGGGTATGTTGGAGTTCAAGTGGGTAATAAGATCAACCTTGGATATGACTCAACAGAACCATATCATATAACTCAATTGTTAGAACAAAAGTATTATCCTGAGTTACATCCATATGGAAAACATGTTACCAATTTAGATAGAGAGTTTGAGCAATACTTTGAAAAATTAGATAGTAAAGAATTGCTAGAAGAGGTTATACACTCTCCATATCCTCACATTGGGGATCAAAATACTTTTATAGATATTGAACCATTTAATAACTTAATATACTATCCATCTTTGCCATTAGCAAAGAGACTTGGTATAGCAAAACAATTACCTTATGATATAAACGTCCTATGTCAACCTTTGAGAAAGTAGTAAGATCTGTAATGCAGAAAGATGGCATAGAGTTTGGTGGTCCAACTGAACTTTTTGCCACTAATCAGTATGGTATGCAATTGTATCCATATATCAATCTAGATGGTGGTAATATCATCAAAGATAATTATTTTCAATCAAGTATAGATTCTTCAAATTATCTTTATGGACAGCAAGTAGGTAGACAATATGATGTTGATTGTACTCAGGAAGATCAATTAAAAAATTTAAAAAAGTATGATTTTGTTCTGACTTCACATGCAATAGAACATTTTGCTAATCCAATTAAAACTTTGAAGTTGTGGGAAAAATATATTATTAAAGAAGGTGGGTATATTCTATCAGTTATTCCAGACTATCAATATTGTTTTGATAGGAAAAGACCACTGACAACCATAGAACATCTTATTGAGGACTATGCTAATGATGTTGGTGAGGATGACAAAACTCACATTGAAGAACAGAAAGAACTTCATGATTGGAGTTATGGTGGACATCCAAAATTCTATGAGTTGTGTGAGATGAATGATAAAACTAGAGTTGTACATCATCATACTTTTGATATAGAATTGGTAGAAGAACTTTTTGCTTACTGTGGATTTAAAAAGGTTCTTTCATTTAAGCATGATGAATTGAATATTGTAAATCTTTCAAAACTTCAATGATTACTATTAACTATCTTTCACATAATAGAAGGGACTTCTGGAAATACTGGAAAGTCACTTCTTATTTTTTGAATAAAATTAAACCTGAAAATAAAGAAAAGATATTTTTAAATATACTTGCCACCAAAGAACATGATTGGTCTTCTGATCTGGAGGGGATCAATCATAAAGTATATCAGTTTCCTGATGTAGAACTAAACTACATGCAGAAAGTTCAAGTGTGTCTTCAATCAGATGAGTATGCAGTCAAACTAGATGAAGATTGCTTTATTCCAAATCATGTTTGGGATTATATTATTGAAAATATAAATGTTCTGGATGAAGAGGATAACTTTGTACTTACTCCTATGCTATCTAATGGCATTCCACATACAGATAGATTTGTAGAGTCTTTTATTGTTGATGAAAATTATAGACAAAAAATCTATGAGTGTTATCTTAAGCAAGAAATGCCAAGAGGTTTATGGGGTGCAGATTATTCTCCATTAAATCTATATACTCTCAGTTCTTGGGTTTGGGACTCAGATAAGTTTTTTGAGGGTGTATCTAACTTAGATACATACTTAAAGGGAATTCACCCTATAAGAATTTGTGCAGATGCACAGGTGCTATTGAATGACTACATTGTAGAGCATCTTGATAGACTAGTTGCAGAGCACAAATACAGCATTAAGAAGTTCACAGAACCATATTATACTACCAGCACTTTTGTTATCAAGACAGAGGACTGGCATAAACTATTAAGTATGGGATCATATGATTCTTTTGATGAGATTCAGATGAATCTCTATAGAGAAAAATATAATAAAAATTTCTTGTATGTTGAGAATGGTTTTGGTATCCATACCATCTACAATACAATCTATGGTAACAAGAATATTTGGAACATAGGTATGGAAGATGGATACACTTATGAAGTAGATTTTGTAGACAGTATTCTTGGTAAGTTAAAATGATTCATTGTATTGGTGATAGTCACTCAGCAGTTTTTAGTGGTGAGGAGGCAATGCAACCATGTTGGCCAGAACCAGCAGCAAATAAAATTGAACAGTTCAATAGTTATAGAATTGGTCCAGCAACAGCATATCAAATAGCAAACAAGCAACCAATTATTGAATCATTGATTGATTCCATTGGACTTGGTGTTGATGATAGTTTAATGTTTTGTTTTGGTGAAGTTGATATTAGAGCACACTTAATCAAACAGGCAAAGATTCAAGATAGACCTGTCAATGATCTTGTGGTAGAATGTGTTGATAGGTATGTTAATGCTATTAGTTACTACAAGAAGTATGGTGTTAAAATCATACTCTGGGGTCCTATTGCTTCCTGGTCTGCAACAAAAGAATATACTGGTGGACCCTCCTTTGGCACTGAGCAAGAAAGGAACTGGGTTACTTTTGCGTTTAATGTGGCACTGCAATTAGCATGTGTTAGAGAGGGTTTTGAGTTTGTTTCTATTTTTTATGAAATGGTCAATGATAACATGACCACTAAACCAGATTTCTTGGATGATTGGGAAGGATCTCATATGCATTTGTCTCAAAGGGCAATGCCAACAATTATAAACGCTTTTGCTAAGAGAGGATTAATTTGATGAGTTATAAAGGATATGATAATAAAGTTGAATTTATTAAGAATGAGTTCAAAAATTATTATGTAGACAAAGGACCTGAGAATGGAATCCTCCAAGGATTTAAGTATGAGGGTGCTTCAACTCATTGTAGAAATTGTCTTGCCACTTTGGTAAAGATGGTAGAAGCAAAGACTGTTCTTGAGATTGGTTCTTGGCACTATGAAAGTTCTAATGCCATGGCAGAAGCAATGGATGAACTTTATGGTGAAGATGGTTATGGGGTGATTGATTCCTTTGATATTAGGAAGGGCGGATATGATGGACAGATTTCCTATGTTCCACACTCAAATAGAATCAATGCTAGGTATTGGTATCCTCATCATTCAGATTATGATGATTGGAAGTATAAAGTAGATCTTCCTTACAGTGATTTTGTTGATTATAGTAATGATGAGATTACAGAAAAGAATGTATCTTTTCTAAAAGAAGCATCTAAAGATTTTGGTGCTAGGTATGATCTTATCTTTGTTGATGGTGATCATTCTTATGAAGGAGTTAAGAGAGACTTTGAAGTTGCAATGTCAGTAGCAGATAAAGATACTCTTATTGTTATTGATAATGTTTGGGATGTTAGACTTAAAGATGTCAGGAAATTTTATGATGAACTTGATCTAGTTAAGTGGGACTTTGAAGAATGGAATGATGAATATTATCATGACAACATGGTTCAAGACACTGCTGTTTGTATCCTATGAAAATTAAAGCATACTTTGTTACTTATGATAATGACTTAGAGTTAAATAAAACTCTAAAAACTTTTGAAAAGAGTGGTATTAAAAATTATAATTATGAGATAACTATAATCAATAACTTTAAGGAAGCTTCAGTTCTACTTGATGATGTCAAATTAAAGTGTAAGATTATTAATAATGAAACCAGACCAACTTTTTCTACAGGACATCTAGCAAGAAATTGGAATGAGTGTTTGATTGATGGGTTTAAAGATCTAGACAACCCTGATGCTGACATAGTTATTTTATCTCAAAATGATGTTGAGTATAATGAAGATGTTATTGACACCTTAGTTGAGTATCATAAGAAGTATAGTTTTATTTCTTATGGATGTGGAGATGCTTTTCATAGTTATACCCCAGATGCAATCAAATCTACTGGTCTTTGGGATGAGAGGTTTTGTAATATTGGTTGGCAAGACTGTGACTATTTCATCAGACAAGTGATCTACAATAAAGAAAACAGTTCAGTAAATGATCCTCTTCACTATAGGGTTCATAATAAAATTGAATTTGACTTTGTGGATTTTGAAAAACACTCTGGATTTGTGAGAAAAGATCCTCACCACATTAAATCAATGGAACATCATAATACTTCCATGAATGTTTTTATTAAGAAGTGGGGTCTTGGTATGCCAGGTATGCATTGGGGTGGTGGTCTTAAAGAATACTCTGATAAGAGATTTAAGACAGCTCTTGAAATTACTCCTGATGTTGTGGTAAAATCACCTCAGTGGATAATGTACCCATTCTTTGAATGTAAAATTAAAAACTTAAAGGATAAGAACTACATCAATTATGAAACAGAAGATTAATTTAGTTGGTAATTCTTTTACTCACACTACAGGTGGGAATAAGGGTTACTCAGTTCATGGGAAAGAATCTAAGTATGTGCAGTGGGTGTTTGACTTGTCTGCAGATGAAACTGTATACGTAGATCAAAACATCAATCAAGCATTTACTGATGGTATTGAAGGTGTTAAGTATGGATGGCTTCTTGAGTCAAAGTTTGTAGTTCCTGGCATTGAGGATGAGATCAAAAACAATGTAGAGGAATACTTTAAAGTATTCAAATATATTTTCACCCACAACAAAGAACTTCTTTCTCTTGATCCTAGGTTTAAGTGGTGTCCTGCTCAAGGTTTTTGGATTAAAGAACCTAAGATTTATGAAAAGTCAAAGATGATTTCTATGATATCATCTAACAAATCTTTTACTGAGGGTCAAAAGAATAGACTTGAATGGGTCAATAAAATTGGAGATCAAGTTGACCTCTATGGCAGAGGATTCAATGAGATTGAAAATAAAGAAGAAGGTCTTTGTGACTACATGTTCTCTGTAGTAATTGAGAATGGAGTTTATGAATCATACTACACAGAGAAGATTCTTGATTGTTTTGCTACTGGTACTATCCCTGTTTATTTGGGATCTCCTGATATTGCAGAACACTTCAATAAAGATGGCATCATTGAATTGACTGATGAGTTTGAAGTTTCTGAAGAAATCTATGAAAGTAAATTAGAAGCAATTAAAGATAACTTAGAAAGAGTTAAGGATATTGAAGTTTTGGAAGATTTTATTTATACTAATTACTTACAATGATTTCTTTTAATCAACTTGGGAATTTAGGGAGACTTGGTAATCAAATGTTCCAGTATGCTTCATTGAGAGGCATTGCTGCTAACAGAGGTTTCAGTTTCTGCATTCCACCAGAGAGTGCATTTGGTGTCAGTGATCCAAATGTAAAAAACTGCCCATCAAATATTCACACAGTATTTAATTTACAGGGAAAGAGAAAAGCTTTACCAACTAATAGAATGGTAAAGGAAGTAGGATATCATTTTGATGAACATCTTTTTCATCAGTGTGGAGATGATGTAGATCTTTATGGATATTTTCAGTCTGAAAAATATTTTAAAAATATTGAAGATGAGATTAGAAAAGACTTTACCTTTGAAGATTACATTGGAGAATTTTGTGAAGAGTTTCTAGAAACTCAAGTACAATCTGATGAAGTAATATCTTTACACATTAGAAGGGGTGATTACTTACACCTACAAACTTTTCATCCTGTACCTCCAATTGAATATTATGCAGAGGCATTGAAGAAGTTTCCAGATGTCCCTGTTATCATTTTTTCAGATGATCCAAAGTGGTGTATGATGCAAAGTTTGTTTGATCCAGATAGGTTCTTTATATCTCAAAACAACAAAGCAGAATATGACATGTGCTTTATGTCTATGTGCACTCATCATATTATTGCCAACTCTTCTTTCTCTTGGTGGGGTGCATGGTTAGCTAAGAGTGAAAATGTAATTGCACCTAAGGTTTGGTTTGGGTCTTCTCTCTCTGAGCATGATACCTCAGACCTTTATCTAGATCACTGGGAGGTTATCTAATGCTTAATGAATACTTTGATAGGATCTTTTGTATCAATCTTGATTCAAGACCAGATAGGTGGCAAGATGCATCTAAAGAATTTAAAAAACATTCTTTAGATGTTGAAAGAATTCCTGGTATTGAGGGAGCAAAAATGAATCTTGATTTCCCACCAGAAATTAAAGAAGGTGCTGTGGGATGTGCTCTATCTCAATTCTTTTGTATCAAGTATGCAAAGCAACTGGGACTTAATTCATTCCTTTTGCTAGAGGATGATATTGAGTTTGATGAGTTTCTTCAAACAAACTTTTCCAAAGTTATGAAAGAAGTTCCAGATGATTGGGATATGTTGTACTTAGGTGGACAACACTTTCATGGCATGAATTTGCAGCAGGTGTCTGAGCATATATTTAAGTGTGAATATACTCTTGCTGCCCATTCTGTTGGGTTCAGGCATACTGTTTATGATAGATTTATTAACAGTCTAATCAATATAACAAAACCTTGTGATGTGCACTATGCAGAATCACATAGAGAAATTAATGCATATGTAATAATTCCACATTTAACTTGGCAGAGAGAAAGTTATTCTGATATTGAGAAGGTAAATGTAGATTATAGTTTTTTAAAACAACATAGATATCCACAGTGGGGAAGACCATGACAGAGACTGCTACTATAAAAAAGAAACTAAAAGGAATGGGTCCAGTCCTATGGATTAATTTGGACACAGAAACAGACAGACAAGAACACATGAATGGTCTGTTTGATTATTATGGTATTGAGAATACAAGAATTTCTGCTATTGATGCTAGGGGTGATAATGATGCAACAGAGTTTTTATATGGTAGATTTCCTGAATTAATTACTCCTGGTGAACTTGGATGCACCATGTCTCACCTCAAAGCAATCAAGCATTTTTACTATGAGACTGATTTAGATTACATTATCATTTGTGAAGATGATATTGTCTTTGATACTGTTGAGTATTGGCCATTCACTTGGAGTGGCTTTATGTCTTCAGTTCCCTATGATTGGGATGTACTTCAGTGTTCTATTACAAGTACAAAAAATCTTAGAGCAAATCTACATCCTAGATTGATTAATGACTTCTGTGCAGCTTTCTATATCATCACAAGACATCATGCTGAGAAACTTATTAAGCATCATGTTAAGGGTGATAAGTATAGGTTAGATCAAAAGATTAAACCCAGAGCTACATCTGAAGAAATCATCTATAATTCTGGGAGAACTTACTCCATACCTATGTTTACATACAGGTATGACTTTGATTCTGGGATTCATCAGGATCATATTGAGGTCTTCCATAAACAGAACGTTGATGGTATAATGAAGTTCTGGAAGGAAAGACCTCCAGAACTTGGTACAAAAGAACTACTTGATTATGAGTTTTATGGATTCTGGGAACCACTAATAGGTTGACAAATTTTTAAAAACAAAGTAGTATAAATACTTAACCTTCTGGTATTGTTACAGAAGGTTAAGTAAAACAGAGACAAGTCGAGTCTCTTATCATCTGTGGGTAATCATTCCACAAGTAAAAATACGAGGTATTAACTAATGATCAAATCTGTATTCGCAGCGGTTGCTGCTGCTCCCCTTTTTGCAGGCGCTGCCCTTGCAGGTCCCTACGTTAATGTAGAGGCGAACTCTGGATTCACAGGGTCAGACTACACTGGTACGACTACCGACCTGCATGTTGGCTATGAGGGTCCTATTGGTGAAGGTGCATCCTACTACGTTCAAGCAGGTGCTTCCGTGGTTTCTCCTGACGGTGGCGAAGCTGATACCGTTCCTTCTGGTAAGGCAGGAATCTCTGTTGCTGCTACTGATTCCCTGGGTCTCTATGGTGAAGTCAGCTTTCTTGGTTCTGGTGAGTCTGGTGTAGATCGTGGATATGGCACCAAAGCAGGTGTCAAGTGGAACTTCTGATTCACTGATTGACTAACATTAGGATCTCCTAACAAAAGGGGATCCTTTTTTTGTGTCTAGTCGTACTTTTTTGTGTAAAATTTTGGTTAAATTGAAATATATACCAAGGTTTGTCTACTTAAAATTCTTCTTAACCTACTCTTAGTTGGCTTCATGGGACATATCAACTAATATTGATATGTCTTGAATAGACAAATCTAAAAAACATTACAAAAAAGGTATTTTCAAATGAAAGCAATCGCTCTTGCTGCTCTGGCACTTCCCATGATCGCAGCACCTGCCCTTGCAGGACCCTATGTTGAGTCCAAACACGAATTTAAAGGTACTGATGAAGACTACAGCAAGGCTGTTCATCAAGGACGTGTGGGATATGAAACTAAAGTTGGTGCTCTGACACCCTATATTGAAGGTGGTCTAGGTGTTTCCTACCCTGATGGTGGTGGTAGTGAAACCTTCAAGGCACTTGAAGTTGGTACAAAACTGAAGATCTCTAAACAATTTTCTGCTTATGGCAAGTGGGAAAACATCTTCCAAGACAGTGACGACACTCGTGACTGGAAAGTGGAAGTCGGTACCAAGTACAAGTTCTGATATCTGAACAATGAAACTCAAAGCAATCGCAGCTGTCTCCCTGGCAGCTCCACTCATGGTGGCTTGTGGTTCTGCTGAGAAAGCAGATGAGAAGTTTACCCTTAATGGTGCTGGTGCTTCTTTCCCTGCCATGTTGTATCAGAATTGGACACAATCATTTGCCAAGGATACTGGCAACCAAGTCAACTATCAAGCAGTTGGTTCTGGTGCTGGTGTTCGTCAGTTCAAAGCAAAGACTGTTGACTTCGGTGCCTCTGATGGTGCTGTAAGTGATGCCAAGCAACCTGCTGAAGGGATGGTTCACATCCCCATGACTGGTGGTGCTATCGTTCCTACCTACAACAATCCTGGTTGTGAAGTCAAGATGACCCAACTTGAACTTGCTGATGTATTCCTTGGCAAGATTACTAACTGGTCTTACTTTGGTTGTGCTGATGGTACTATTCGTACAGTCCATCGTTCTGATGGTTCTGGCACCACCAAAGGTTTCACCAACTCTTTGTCTGCTTTCTCTCCTGAGTGGAAGAAGACTGTAGGAACAGGTAAGTCTGTAATGTGGCCTGTTGGTATTGGTGGCAAAGGCAACTCTGGTGTTGCCGCACAAATCAAGAACACTCTTGGTTCTATTGGTTATGTGAACTATGGTTATGTGAAGGGTGATCTTCAACAAGTTGCCATCCAAAACAAAGCAGGTAACTTCGTGAAAGCATCTGCTGAGACTGCTTCTGCTGGTCTTGGTGAGATCATCCTTGACGATCAGCTCCGTGGTGCTGATGCTAACCCTGCTGGTGCCAATGCATACCCAATTGTTTCTCTCACTTGGATTCTAGCTTACCCTGAGTATGAGAAAAATGATAATGTGAAGACTATGCTTCGTTATATGCTGACTCCTACTCAGCAGCAAAAAGCAGATTCTCTTGGTTATGTTCCTCTTCCTGAAGAACTTCGCCAAAAAGCACTTGCTGCTGTAGAGACACTTAGGTAATTGTACTTAGTTTGTTATGATACAAACACAGGATCCCTTGACAGGGATCCTTTTTTACTATATACTTTGTAAAGATTTACAACAGACTGTAACATGACAGTAACAACAAATGAGTTTGGGCAACAGAATATCTTTGCAAAAGAACCTCAGATTGTAATAGAAGACTATAACAAGAAAGGTCTTTTCTCACCAATGCAACAGCGTGAAATGTATAATGGACGCTGGGCAATGATGGGTGTTGTCTCTGGTTTCATCTCTTATGCAATCACTGGTAAACTGTTCTTCGGTATCTTCTGAAA